ATTTTAGAAAATGAACAGCAAGTCTATGATAAATTAGACTCTCTAGGTGTAGAATTTGTCGACTATCCATTTCTTATTATATCATAGTTAATCGTAATATAGTTTCTTAGACCTTGATATTTCATGGTTTTTGAGGTAAAAATATCAGATAGTATTTTAATGATAATTGACTGTGTTCTAGTAAAACTTCCTTATGGTGGACAAATGGTGGACATGTACAAAAAAATAAGGGGATAGCAAACTGCTACCCCCTGTTTTAATGCCTACTTTATACCCACACAGTACTTAGCTGACACATAACCAACTCTTGGTATTTTATACCATGTTCCTTCAATATTTTTTACTACATCTTCTACATAAATTTTGGATCCATTTCTATAGCTTGATACTTTTCTATAACCAACACCCGGCCCCATTCTCACATTTAATACATCTCCTGGAGTGTTAGTCAACACTGAGTATCCGCCCTTAGATACATTGGTAGTAACTTGAGTAGGTGCCTGACCCATATATTTCTTAATTAGATTGATAAACCTATCCCATCCTAGATCAAGCGTCTTGTGTGGACAATATTTGCCGCTACATGACTTGTGCGTTACAACTCTATCTACTCCCCAGCCTTTAGCCTTTAAAATGGCAGCAACATATCTAGCACAGTTGTCCTCTGCCTTTGCAAAGTCATCTGCACTACCAGTGCTTCTGGCAATCTCAATTCCTATATAGTGCCTATTGCCATATGTTGCCCCACAGTGCCAAGCATTTCTATTAAATGGTATGCACTCATATATGGCCGACTCATCTATCACGGTGTGGAAGCTAGTCCAGTTTGAGTTGCCCACCATATATGATGCTTCTGCTTTAGCCTTGGCTGAATTATAAGTATTATGTATGACTATCTTCTCTGGATCCATTGAAAAAGTCTGTTTTTTTGATTTATTCCAGTCAGGAACTGGAAAATCATATACAGGCACACCACAATTAATTTTATTCATTATATCAAGCCTTCTTTCTTTAAGTCCTCAAAATCTTCTGATGCCAATCCCCCATACTCGCTTGCATCAGGGTAGCTATTATCGGTCAGATTCTTAGCGTATAGGTCTTCATCAAATTCTATCACATGATTAACTTCCATAGTATTGCCCCTTTCTACTATATAATATCATTAATCGCCCAATCCCTTACTTGTAGGGTTTATAAATACCCCTAGCACTGCCATAGCTGTGGTTCCTAGTAGGAATGGATTTGATACAGTCTTAATAACTAATTCACCTACACTTGCCCAAGTAGTTAGTGAGCTGGCTTCTACCTGCAGTGAAGTAAGGAGTATACCACCAATTCCCACCCAAAACCATGGATTCTTATATCTTTCTACATTGTTTGATTTTTTTTCTATGCTGTTTTCAATTCTACTCATGCCATTCTCCTTTATGTTTCTTAAATTCCTCATACTTACATGACCTTTGCTCTATATTATCAAGCCTTGTATCATGTTTGGTAACAACAATCTTTAAATCGTTGATTTCTTCCGAGTGTTTATTAACTTTATTTTCCTGTGTGATTATGTCTTTATTTAGGTTTTTAATAGTCGAATTAAGTTCTGCTACATTAGCACTAACCTTAGCAAAAGGACGAATAAAGGCTATTAACACAGGGACTCCTATAACTACTCCATATATAAATTCCTGACTTGTCATATATCACCTCAATTAAAAATAGGCAGTTTAAAGACATGCCTAGGTCTGTGCAAATTAAAATTCTAAACTTTAGAAAGCCCTGAACTATTCAACGGCTAACTCTTCAAGATCCATAGCTACTAATAGGGCCTTAACCTTAGCCTTTAGAAACTGTGGTACCTGCTTGAAAGTTCTTACTCCTGCTATAATGCAAGTAACGTAACACATTGCCATATCCATCTCACCACCTTTCATTGATAAATTTATGCAATAAAAAAAGAACCTAATATTATTGATAAGATTCTTCATACATATCACTCCTATTCTTCTTTAAGTAGCCTTTCTACTTCCTTTCTAAGATAGTCTGGTACGTCTTCTATTGTCCTCTTCCCATTCTTTATTAGATATACATATAACTTTGCTAATGCACTCATTTAATTACCCCCTGCCTTCATTTCCATTAGTTCAACTATTGCTGTAGACAGCTCTAGTTTATCTTTTTCAATATTTTCCACTATTTCGGCTATTGCTGTAGCATACTCAAGCCTAACCTTATCTGACTCTTCTTTAATTAACTCTTCCATTGTCTTCGGTGGTTTTCCAGGTTGCCCTGTATCATAGTCTATCCACTCAAATACTAGCTTGTGAGGGCTAGATGATACATCCACCTTAAAAGAGTTGGCCTTGTGTTCTTCAAGTAGCTTGCCTAGTTCTCCATATTCAAGCTTTAGGCATCCCATTGAGTCCTTTGCATATTCTTTAAGAAGTATATAGTTGTCATAGTCTTCATCAAAACTAGACTCTACTATATCTCCTCTTATATCCCCTTGATGTAGCACTACATTCCCTGTATTTTTTAAGTAATATATTTTTGCACCTATTTCATTAATCATGCTTTACCCCCCTATTCAAAAGCAATCCAGTTAACTGTGGCTCTAGAACCAAGTAAATGTGCATTACTATGAAAACTCTCTACACATAAAAATGTAATTGGCCCAGTTCTATACGAATTGACTTCAAAATAATTACCCGTATAGTTTCCCATTCCAATATCCCCCCATACTCCACATCTAAGATAAATGTTCTTTCCACCAGTAACTACACATACTACATTGTTTATTTGGTTTCTTATATAGTTAAGCATTTGCGAGTCATCACCAAAAGCTGTATATAAACATGGGGTACCAGATAAATAATAAAGGACAATTAAACTCGGTTTAAATCTTAGTTGAGGTATTTGGATAAAAAACTTTTTCTCTTTCCCATTTTTATATGTAACTGAAGAATCTCCATATAATTGGGATGTTCCAGCCACCCATCTCTTCCTAGTTTTTTTAATCTCTTGTATGCAGTCTACAATATCAAGAAACTTAGTAGGTGATAAATTATCATCCTTTTTGATTTCAGTTATTATGTTATTGAGAGCCGTTTGGTACTCAAACCCCAGATGTTCAGTCCTCTCAACTTCTCTTTTATAGGTAGTCAACCGCTTCATCCCCCTTTAGTAATTTTTCTAGTTTATTGTTGGCCGTCTCATGCATATCAACATATATGCCTAGATGTTTGCTATATTCATCAACACTGGTCTTATACTCTTTGACAGTATTAATAATTTCGGTATCCTTCTCCTTTAGTTCTTTAAGCACAACGTCAAGCATTTTATTTGCCCACGTTGTAACCTTAACTTTCTTATCTGTTAGCTCTATAGAGCCTAGCCTTTTCCACAGGAATTTTATATAGTTAGTTAGTGATTTTTCACTGCTGACCTCTAAATCTTCGTCATACCCTTCCATATTTACTGAACTTAACTTACCAATAGAGTCATCAAGTAAAGTAAAGTTTTCCATAATAGGGTCTATGTCGTATATATTATCGTTGGTTATTTTATTTAACCTGTTTTTGTCCGTTTTATTGTATCCTTCCATTAAGTTAAATGCACCCCATTTCTTACATCTAGCCAGGTTAAGCCCTTGGCCTTATACCACTTAGCTGGCTTGCCATATTCCTTAGTATCACCCCAAGTAATGTATTTGAATTCAAAGTCATAATTTAAGTGTGCCGGTTTTAGCTTATCTATAATTTTTCTTATCTCGCTTATCTTTCTCGGCACACCTATTATTCCTACAAATTTTATTGTAAATTGATACCTTCCATAGTGTTCTATCACCTCACACGTACCATTAGAGTAACTCTCAACTATGTTCTTAATTACTTCTACAGTAGTAGTTTCCTTGGCCTTCAGAGAAGCTAATATATTACTCCTAATGACATCTATAGGCAAATCAGCATCATAGTCTATCCCTGCAAACTTGCACCACATAGGTAGGGAAAAAGTAGCGGATTCTATAAAAAATTCACTTACTAAAACATCTATACTTAGTTCAAGCTCTTCTAACTGATATCCATAGGCTGTGAATATTTCTTCTGTGGTAGTATTTATTAAATGATCGGGATATAAATCAATTAATTTAAACATTAATCTATCACTCCCTTAGTAAGCGTTATAGTACCAACTGCACCTACCTGGTCAGTTATTAGCTTTATATTTCTTGTAGCACCATTTATTGTTAAATTAGAGAAGTCTATGACCCCCTCAGTGCTTACCAGAATCCCAGCTACTTTAGTGTAGGTGATTTCTTTCACTGACTTAACTAGGTAGTCATCTAAGGCTTGTATAAAGCCTTCTTTCACCTGGTCAAGTGTGTAGTTATCGTCAACCTCTACAGTAACTGATATATTAATATCCAGTATAGTGGGTGTAGTAACTGTTACACTTGCACCTATAGGCCTTTTAACTTCAATATATTTCTTTGTAGCTTCTACTACTTCAGGTGCTACATTCCTATTATTCTTACTCATGACAATTACTTTTACAGTTCCATTACCATTCCAAAGAGGAACGACTTTGACATTCTTAACCCCGTCTACTGACAGGGCCCAGTTGATGTAGTCATCTACATTTCCTGATGTCCCTTTGTGGGCCTGTAGATAAAAGAATCTTTCCTTTAACTCGTCATCAGTTTCAGGATCTACACCCCCTTCAAGCGCGCCCACACTTCTTATAGATGTAATTTTATCATTTTCTGGGCTTACTAGTGTAAATTCTATAGTGGATACGCTATTTACACTTGCGCCAACACCCATAGATCTTATATACAAAGTCACTCCATTTTCATCATTAATCCTACCATCTTGATTATCTAACACTTCGTATTTATTTCCAAAGGCACTTATAATGGCCCCGGAAGAGATTTCTTGACCAACTTCACCAATAAATAGTGCTTGTCCTACTGATTCTTTTCCCTCTTTTCTATAGACCCCAAATTCCTGGACTCTCTTATCTAAGTTATCCCCATAACTATCTTTTATAAAGGCTATATTAAGGAGCTTATCAAGTACTGTATAAATACTGGCATGTGCCAGTGCAATGGAGCTGAACATACTGTCTAATATAGAGCCCTCATTTTTAGCGATGGGGAGCTCTGTACCTATTAGCATCTCATTTTTTAAATTTAAGTGCGTTTTATCTTCAAACATCTATATCAATCCCCCCATATATGCTTTTTACTTTAATTTTTATATGTAAATCATCACCAGTGAAGGTTATCCCATTATTTTCAACATCATTGATGTAAGGATTTATAAGCAAAGCCTCTTTTATAAATCTAAAAGCCTCTGATTCAGTTAGTCCCCTACTGAATTTCTGACCTATCAAGGTATTTAATTCTGTACCATAGTCCCAAGAGTATATCTCATGGTTAAATCTATTTGTTTTGATAGCCATATAGATCCACACCTTAAGAGCTTCTGCACCTTCTACTACTTTGAACTCTTTTGTATCTTCATCAATTATGAAGTCATCTCTGTCAAAGTCGTATGCCAACTCTTTTAAAAGTGGTAACTCACTATTAGGTGTATAATTATAGTCTTCAGGCACTCCTATGAAGGGAAATATATCCTTTTTATCTTCCACTACCTCACCACCTTATCTAGAATCGTTACAGTAGAATCGTCACAATTAATAATCACAACATCACCAGCTTTTATGCCACCTAAATCTACCATGTGTGAATGTCCATCATTTACACTTGTCTTTAAGCCGTTTGCTAAGGCGTAAGCCCATGAAGTATATCTTATCTGCACTGTTTCAATCTCAAAGTCATTATATTTTAGTCTTGTTTTTGGGTAATTGTTGATCACCTCTGCAAACTGAATAGAAGGTGTGTGGCTTCGCATACCTTCCGTATTCATTATTCCTAACAATTCATGTTCGTATGACATTTACCAACACCTCCTGATTTCAGTCCAACTTCCCCTTCTAACTCTTGTTTTTGTGATCGGTGAACCTTCTGGACCACCGTTATGTATTACCATTCCATTACCTATATATAGCATCACATGTCGACCACTTCCACTTGCCGAAGACTGTGTTATTATTAAGTCTCCAGGAAGCGCCTGAGCCAGTGATGGTATCTTCTTCCCATTGTGTAACTGCGCTGATGTAGACCCACCTATGGTAATTCCGGCTGCTTTATGACATGCATATACAAAGCCACTACAGTCTGAGTTGTAGATACTCTTACCGCCCCAGGTATATCTACCCTTGCCAACCATGCTTTCAGCTACTTGTAGTATTTTTTTCTGTCTTTCATTTCCTCCACTTCCTGAAGTACTACTTGATGTAAGTCTACTATTAGCTTCTTCATCTGAGGTTACACCAGTACCAAGGTTGGAGTCAGTCCAATCCTTACCGGTATGCTGTTTATACCAAGACTTCACCTGCCTAATATATCCTGCAGTATCATTACCATCACTTACTGGCGCCCACGTAGAAATTATCTGGTCAAACTTCCTACCCTTCTTATTTACATGTGATATGCCTATGAAGTGGAACCCTCTTCTAATTCCTTCTTCTATTGATGAGTAACTACCAAATGACTTGTATTTCTTGATATTTTTGTCAGGATCCTTTATTCCAAAAAAGTTAAAATGATTGACTGCAAGATTAGAATCAAACTTTTCCCCACATTCCATTCTAGCCACCAAGGCAACCATCATAGGGTTTACCTTATACATATTTCCATACTTAATAAATAGGTCCCCCTTACCTGCAAGTGGACCCTTTAGTAATTTATTTATCATATCAGCTGTGATTCCATGTCCCCAGTCAAGGGCTTTTCCTTCACCACTGGATGCCTTTGATTCATCCTTTCCTGCTGACTTCTCATCCATGATATTGTCGAAGTTAAGTTTCAAGTCTATGGAATATTTTCCACCTATCCAGGAATGTTTATCCTTGTCAATATAGAAGTCACCTATTAGGCCAGTGTGTGAATCTTTAACCTGGACTTTATACCCACTCTTACAGGTGATATCACCATATCCGTGTAGGTCACAAGTCCTATCCAGTCCATGGAAGGCTGCATCTATATCTTCTGTCTTTCCATCTTTTTTCTGCTCGATTACTTTTGATACAGTGTGATATAGCTTCCTGAATTCCTTATTGGTCTTCACCTGAAGCTTGTTACCCTGTTCATCAACTACCAGAACCCTGTTTACCACATTGGCTACAGACTCTTTATAAGAGCTATATTCTACATTTTGCTTTTCATTAAATAGTATCTTAAGCTTAACCTCACCTTTTTCAATGACATTAAACTTGTCTATATCAACATCTATCATGTATTTCTTCTTACTAGTCTTAGAGTGTTCTGTGTAGGCCGTCATGATGGCATCATATCTTGATACACCGATAAACATTTTGGTTATCTTGCTATCACCCTTAGCAATTTTCCCTACAGGTAGCTTCATCTGGCCATCCTTACCAGCAAACACAGTCTTAGCAATTTCAGAAGCTGATTTATTTACAAAATTATAGCTTACTTCATCTTTGTGCAGCACATATCCTATATCATAGGCAGTAACTCTTATGCCATTATTACTACTGGCTTTTTCAACTTCTATGATATTACCCCTGAATATTTCCTTACCGCCAACATAAAAGCAGCAAGTTGAATTGGCACTAAGCCCAATGCTTTTTACCTTTTCATCATTTACTGCCTGAATAAATTCAAAGTTTAGCTCTCTATAAGGGCTTTTAATACTACCGCTCCACGATACATTGGTAACTATATCGGTAAGCCTGTAGAAACTTCCACCACCCCTTATATGGACTATTAAGTCTATATCTTCCATCTTATATGTAGTCATTAAGGAATCACCAACTTCCAATCACTGTAGATAACATTTGATTTCTTCAGACTAGGATACCTTTTAAGATTTTCTGCATTACTAGTAATCTTCTTGTACTTGCTGCCATCTCCGTAGTATTTCTGTGCTATCAAGTATAGGTACTCTCCATGCTTAACTGTGTGGCCCCTTCCTGAAGTCTGCTTGCTTAAGTCTATGGTAGGTTTATTCCTTGAATAGACCTTGTTAGGGATAGGATTTTTAGGATTTCCACTAACTGGACCAGGTTGCCATGTAGGTATGTTTATATCCTCGTCTTCCTTAAGGTCTAGAGTATAGTACACATCCCCACTAGAGTCTCTCTCACTAAATTCAAAGTGGGATATCCTAACTGGCATATTAATAGAAGTGCCAGTTACTATATACCTAAGTCTTGTACCTTCTCTACACCATTTTTCAAGCTTATTAACATAACTATATGGATCCCCACTACTTGTGGCAAAGTGATAGTTTGCCCCTTCATGAGGAAAAAAGCACGATATAGACATGGCGGAAGGCTCATACCCATTATAGATATTTACCTTCCCCTTTTTAACTATGCTTTCAGCACTTATATCGGCATTAACAATCTTGTTAAATTCAGATGGTACAACTGGCAGCCTTAGATTATCCCCATCTCCATTTAAGTATATTTCTACCAATTACACCACCCCCTGTGCCAATTTAAGCTTCTTAACCATCTTACCTATCATTAAATCAATGTCGGCTTCTTCTCTTACAGTAATACCATTTAGGTTTATTACTATACCATTGTTACTACCTCTGTTCTCATAGTCGTTGGCCTCTCTCTTGGTCAAGACTTTTTCGCCCTGATGTAGACTGGCTGGGTAATTATCATAAGGTACTCGAGGTAGACCAAATGCGTGACTGTATTGTGTCGGTCTAGTGTTTGCCGTACCGCTTCCACCAGAAGAGTCACCACCAACACCAAAATCAACTGTTGGTATCTTAGGTATTTTCTTTTCAAACCAGTTACACATATCAGTCCAAGCGTTTTGAACAGCTCTTATAGAGTCTGTGATAAATTTTATAGTTTTATTTACCTCTGTGAGAAGTGGGATTATTACCTTGCTTGCAAACTCTAATTTAAACTGCATAAGGGCCCAATTCTTTTCCCAGTCAGACGCCAACAACTTAATTACATCTCTTACAAAATTAGGATTTTCTTTAAGAAATTTAAATACATCTTCAGCAACATGCTTGAAAAATTGAAATACATCCCCCATACCTTCAAATGCACCATTAACTTGTTGACCAAATACATTTATTGCCTCTTGGGCTTCAGGCGAGTTAGTGATTATATGGTTATATATTTCATCTAACATATCAGTAATTGGCTTGGCTGCAGTTTGTAGCTTGCTAAAATCAATGCCCCCAAAGTTGGTTACATCCATTAATCGCCATAGCCCACCGATAGCCTCTTCTGCCTTCGTGTAGATGCCTGAGAAAAAGCTTTTAACATTCTCACTATCAAATATCTTCTGCATCCTCTCATACATTGGGCTATATACCTTAGCTTCAAGTAGATTATTAGCCATAACCCATGCATCCTTGAAATTCATAGGAATATTTTGGAACTCTTTATTGACTTCATCTGAATGTTTAAGAATTGCACGCTTAACTAGATCAGCAGTAAGAAGCCCCTTCTTACCAGCTTCTTTTATTCCTGTACCAACTTCCTTTTCAATCATCTTGGCCATTAGTGGTGCATTTTCTCTTACAGAACGAAGTTCATCACCTTGTAGCGTTCCACTTGCAAGCCCCTGATTAAGCTGATACATTGCTGCACTAGCCTCTTCATTAGATGATCCGCCTCTTCTGAATGACTGCATAGCAGTCTGATAAAACTTAGCCGCTTCATCCGGCTTACCACCAAATACATCTGGTGACATCTGCATTAGCTTAGTCATTCCATTTCTTACATCTGATAGGTTAGATCTAGAGTTTCTTGCCACCCCTTGGGCTAGGTTGTCATAATCGCCTATACTCAATCCGCCCCTATCAAGAGAGTTAACCCTAGCCTTATAGTCAGAATAGTTGTTATAGCCCTCTACGGTGACCTTAATAACTTTATCCTTAAGGCTTGCTAGACCTTGCTGAATCTTTTGTATGCCCCATGCAGTCATATCATGAAGGAATACCTTGACATCATCTTTCGCCTTCTTAGCAAGTACACCAACAGCCATTGTTACTGCAGCCAATACCGCAAGTGCTGGATGTTTGCCAAGTAGTTTTAGCGGAACTTTAGCCATAGGACCCAACTTGCCTAACTGACCACTTATGCTACTTAATCCCTTAGATGCTAAGTCTTTTATCTCAACTGGTATCTTGTTAGATTTTTTCATGCCCTCAACAAATGATTTCATCTTTTTAGACACACCTTCAACCTGCTTATTGGCATCTTTAGCATCCAGTTTTAGCTTCTTATTACCTTTTAGGCTCTTGTCAAAGTCCTTCTGTGCCTTGGCTACTTCCTTAGTCTCTTTCTGAAACTTCTTAAGTTCTGCCTGCATTCTTTTAAGCTCTTTTGTCATCAAGTCTTCGGCCTTAAATCTAGCTTTCAGTTCAGTTGTGTTAGTTGCCATTTTTTACCCCCTTTCTCCCATCATAAAAGGGCAAATTTGATTTTGCTTATCTTCAAGCCTATCTTCTATTTCTTTAAATAAAAAGGCCTTCATCATTCGATATTCTCCAATATCTGTTTTTTTCTTTTGGTAAACCTCGGATGGAGTCAGGTGTGCGTACTTCCAGAAATAGTAGAAAGTACGCAGCTCATCATCCACCTCTATTAGTTTTTTATTTCATCTTCCTTTGGCACATTATTGATTAGGTTGTCATAGGCCATGAATAGTGTGTCTATCTCGTCCGGTGTAAGAAGCACTAGTACCAGGTCAGTAGGAGTACCCACTTTGAACTTGCTTATTAACTCTGTATTCTTAAATAAGGCTTCCCCTTTGTAGAATATCGAATAAACAAGAGTTAGTAACTTTCTCTTCCTGTTATTTTCGGCCATCTGTAGCTTGCCTTTATCGGCCATCTTAAGCTTATAGCCATAGTCTTCTAGCTCTGCTTCCTGTTCTAGGCTCATCCTACGCATCTCCACTATGAAAGGTTGACCAAACATAGTAGATAGGCTGCTTATCTCTATTTCTTCCTTCTTAACAAGGAAGTCATCTCTGTCCTTGCTTAGCAGTAGATCAATTAAATTAACATTCTTTTCACTCATAACTATCTCCTTATATCAAATCTATTGGCTCAAAATCATCAAATGTGAATGGTGCTTCGACCTTGCCTACTTCTCCATTTTTAAAGTCAGCAAGTGTTAGATCGTCAAACTGTACACCCTTATACCTAATTCTTTCAGCTCCTACATTGTCTGGATCATCTAACTTAGATATAGCTTCAAATGATATAGTCTTCTGTTCTTTCATCCTAAGGCCTATTAGCTTAGTCATTCTTGATGATACCTTAGTCATGGTACAAGATCCTTTACCCTCTGCACCTGTGGTCTTGTGTGCATCCATCATTTTCCTCGGCCTAGGTACTGCTGCCTTTTTAAAGTCTATCTTAGCCTGGAAGCCTTCAAGCTCAGCCACATACTCACCATCAAGCCATAGCTCACCAAATGTACCGCTTATTCCATCAGTACCTAATATTTCTTTTATCTGTTCTTTGTTCGTATCTGCCATTATTTAGCCCCCTTTTAAACGTTAATATTAATGTAGAAGTCTTCCATAGCGTCTACACCCTTTAGCTTGATGAATAGGAACACCTTAGATCTAGTATTAGCTTCCTTAAGCTCCTGTTCTGACATTGCATCTACATCTGCCCCTATTTCCTTCAGATATTTCTTCTGTGCATCCAAATCAATACCAACACTATGCCCTCTTTCAATTATTCCATCTCTTGCCAGGTCTTCTAAGAAGTTACTAATCTCTGCTATAAGCAGGCACTTGTTATCGTAGTTATTAGCCACCTTGCCTACATAGTAGTTAGATATTGACTTCTTGATAGAGTTATTTATGAACTTATAAGTTCTTACAAGCTTTATTTTCTTGAATGACTCCCCTTCATTACCTGTAGGTGTTGTAAGTGATGTAACGCCTCTGGCAATCTTGATGTTGCCGCCCTCTTTTGTCAAAATCAGCTTACCACCATCAATTAGCTGGTTTTTCTCTTCCTTGGTCTTCTTCGGAATAGTGCTAATAAATGGTACATTAGCATGCGTTATCGACTGTGTAAGCGGTGTACCTGCGCATAGCCCACAAATAAACGGCAGTAGCTTAGCTGCTGTATAAGTTACATCGCCTTCCTTAATGTCTTCAGTCGCAAACTCTATGACATCACTAGAGTTTGAAGGCTTAGTAGTTGTGATTACCAGATTGGCGTCACAGCCGACATCAGGTAACTTCTTTGTGATGAACTCAATCAACTTCGGATTCTCTGTCTGGTCTGCAGCTTCAGGCATGCATATATAGTTAAACTCATAGTTTTCAAGCACATCTAGTGCATTATCTAGTGTATCGGCCCCATTTATCGCGTATACTATTAGCTTAGTAGGTGTGAAGTTTCTTTCTTCAAGCACTCCACCCACTCTTACATCCTGCACATTGCCTATTAGGGCCTGCTTCATGTAAGTAAGATTTTCTGCTTTAAACTTAGCGCCTTCTAAGTCTTCTAGTGAAGTGAATTCAGATAGTCCTTTTGCAGTACCATCTTTTAGGATTAGGCACACAACTCCAGTACTGGCCCCCTCTAAGGCCTTCCTCTTTATTTCTTTAAATACAATTTTAAGCTCTGTTAAGCCCATATATTATACCTTCCTTCCTCTTCTTCTTAATCTATCCCCATACCTGATATTAACTTCCTCTAACAGATCAAATTTATCTTGAACTTCAATGCTGATATTGTTATTAATTTCTTTCATAACATGCTCATCTACCTTATCAAAATAAACTTGTTCATGATAACTCACTGATATACTAAAATGTAGGGTGTGGCCCACTTCATCTTTTAATATCAGGCCGTCTATCCCAGATATGTGAATGTATCTTCTTCCAACTTTTATGCTCCTTGTAAATGTCCTTTCCAATAGGTCTTTTAGGTCATATAAACTAGCCTTAGCCGTCTTGATGCCGTTACCTGGAAAGTATCTTATATCTATTACAAGGCTCTTTTTATTGAAGTGTAGATTTACTGACTCTGAATCTGATGTGTTTACATTAATAAAAAAGCAGCTCCCCTTATCTAGGTATAACTGCAGTTGTTCATCATCATCTGTAATTTTACACTTATATTCAGTATCCTTGATGGTATCATAGATCATATTCGATACTGACTTTATTAGATCGTTTACTTTAATCATTATCTACCACCCATCAAATCATCTAATATCTTCTTTCCTTCTTTGTCTAGTGTGGCTTTTCCCTTCCTCATTGCGTTTCTAAGCATGAATTTACCGGGTACGAATAGTATTTTACCCCCATCACTTCGCACGCCCTTACGTCGCTTTCTAGATACTGAAAGACCCATTCCTGCTCTAGTTCTATGTCCATACTCAACATCCCAGGCATAAAACTCACCTTTTGATTGGGCATCATTGTATATCTCAACAGCATTGCCCATATCTCTCACCTTCCAGCTTCTTCTAAGAGTACCAGCAGTTAATGCCTTAGGGTCTTTGTTAACTGGAGTATTTTCTATTACATCCCTTAATACTTCACTGGCTACCTTAGTCTTAAGTCTGTTAAATTCTTCAGGTATCTTCTTCTCAATGGTGTCTACCCTATTTATAAGGTCATCTAGGCCCTCAAATTCAAAACTCATTACTGTCTCTCCTTTAGGGTTACCGGTATTTCAAGGTGCGACGGCCACTTAAATGGTATACCTGCTATGCACTCATAATTCCTACCTAAGTGGGTAATAGATAGCATATCACCTTCCACTATATCCTCTTCAGGTCTTGTATAAACAATATAGTCAATTACAAGTGTTTCATCATGGTATCCCGTATTGGCTTTATCAAGCTCACAAGCCACATTAGATTTAATTGTTTTCTTCTGCATGGTAGTAAGATGTGAATCACTATCCTCTACCTCTATATGTCTGATTATGTCCATTCTGTCATGGTAGGTACTAGCTAATATATCTGATTCTCTCACCTAGTTACCCCCATTCATTCCAATAGTTCCCAGCTTCTTGAATCTAACAAGGTGCTTTTTGTACTTAGTGATTAAATCATCAATAGATGTTATCTTAGTATTAGCACCCACATTATATTCAATCTTGGTATTTCCCCTAGTGATGGCCTTTACCTCACCAGTATTCTGGTTATCTTGACCACCACTTGACAAAGCCTTATTGTATTCGCTTAACATTTCAACTATTACAAGCTCTAAGTCAGCTGGAATATCATCCCTGTTGCAGAAGTTCTTAATCTTTTGAATAAGGATATCAAGAACGAGAGATATTGTACTCTCATTCTCTAATGTATCCTTACCTAGTAAGATTTTGAGTTTTGATATAATTCTCTCGTTCATTCTATCACCTTCCTATACTATGCGCCCTTTACCTTACAAGTAAAGTTTACAAGTGCCTTAGGCTCAATTACCTTAGTACCATATACAAATAGACCCTTAACTGCATCAGCAAAAGACTTTTCAGGTCTGTAAGATTCTATTTCTGTAATCTGACCTGCGTAAGTTATGGCCTGTTCTGTACCTGCCATGATAGAGTACTTGTTGGCAGCCACTGGTACATTATTTGACATTCTTAGCGTGAAGCCTGCTACATCTGCACCATCAATTACACCATTAGCTAACACCTTAAAGTCCTTAGTAAATCTTGGATCCTTAGATAGCATACCTAGGTACCAAGCTGGTATAATAGCAAATCTACCTGCTCTTGTTACGTTATTTTCATCAAGCTTAACAGCTAAATCTACTAGCTGATCATACGCATTAGCTACTTCTACATCTATTGGTGTAGCTGTAGACCCAACCTTGATGCCTGCATCTTTCACAAAGCTAGCTATGTGCTGGTCAATTACATCACCTATAGCATACGATGCCCTGTCCATTGCCTTGTCTACTAGCTTAACATTAGCCTGTGCTGCATCTATATCGTCCACCTTAAAGTTGAAGTACTTAGCCTTGTCTATTACAAGTTCCTGTTGAGTTGATGTTACCTCTTCAGGATCTGCTAGCTTCTTAGGTGCGCCATCACCAGTTAGGTAATCCTTAATAGTAATTGGGCCTATCTGATTAATCTTAACCTTATCTCCCAGCTTCTTGATTTCACCTTCATAGTCATGATTAACTACATCTGCATACACTAGCTTCTTATCTAAGTTTGCCTGTAGTCTAGCTGACCACAGCGTTGGTATAAAATTCTTTATTGACATATTCTATTCTCCTTCTTTTATAATTTCATGTCTTTTATGGCATCCCAATTTGCATTGATCTCTGCCACAGACATGCCCTTTAGACTCTCTGAAGATATCGTAGTATTCTTGTCAGTAGTCTTGGGTGTTTTTCCTTTTAACCTTTCATTTACTGCATTTTCAACAGCTATATCAAACTTTTCTTTAAATAGCTTGATATTTTCATTTGTGGACTCTGCATTTTCACCCATTAAAAAAGAGCTAAACTCAACATCAAGCCCTTGTTTACCAAGTTCTTTTACTGTTTCTAGCTCTAGCCTGTCCCTATTGAATTGGGCCCTGTCCTGTTCAAATTTAGTCTTTTCTTTTTCAAACTCTGCCTTGGCTCTTTCATCCGCTGACATCTTGGCCAGTTTCTCTGCTTCTGATTTTTCGTCTTCAAGCTTTTTCTCGTATTCTCTTTGCCACCTTTCTTCAGCAGTTTTCATAGCCTGGGTAACTCTCTTATCAGATTCAGATTGGATTAACTTCTGCAATTCATCTTCTGTATATGTCTTACCCTCTGGCTTGTTCTCCTCAGGTGGGTTATTCTCTCCACCATTACCAGCTCCTGTATCCTCTGCCAGTAGCTGTAAATTCATCTTAAGTCCCTTATAGTTATTCTTCATCCCTCTAAGTTACCATCCTTTCTTTACAATAAAATAAGACCTTTTAACGTCATATCTAGGACGCACACATAAAACCTCTACCAATTGCTAGCATTGTTGTAGTCAGTCACTTATATGCTTATATAAAATTAGCACCCACCTAAGTGAGTGCTATTTTTATTAAATTAGTTTCTTTCTTCTTTTTCATCTATTTCTTGTTGCTTTAATCCTTTTTCTGCAGACTTCTTATCTTTATCGTTTTGAGAGAATATTCCTATCAGAGGAACTAACCCTACAAAAACAGTTGCAAATCCCGCTATGTTTTTTCCTTTAAACAACAAGAAACCCCCTAACAATATAACCACAAGAGTTAGTATGAAAGCAAAATAAGAATTTCTTTTTCTCTCTGAGGAATCATCAAAAACTATTTTTTCTTCAAGTTTGAATCTGTGATTTTGCTGATTTTCAGCCATTTTCAATATTCTTTCGGCTGCTCCTGGTACTATGTCATCATACCCTTTCATTATATCTGGGTGTGGCAGTGGACCAGAAAAACTAATTTCTGATTTCTGAACCTCAATCATCATCTTTCCGGTCTTTCTATCATCAGAGATTACTTCTGCCTCAATTTCAACAGGCTTTCCAATTACTTCGATATCACTATCTATCATATTTTGAATACTCCTCTATAGATTTCATCATATCCTGTCCTACATATTTCCAATCTTCTTCTATGACCTTTCTATCACTTCTTCCTATTACAGTGTCAACATCATAGTTCCTTTTTCCACCACTTAGGTTGTAAACATTTAAGAATGCTGTTTTAAGTGACGCTAAAGTGTAAGAGTAGTTTCTCAATAGCTTATCCATAATTTCCCCTCCTTAACACAGATAAATAACTTATCTATATTAAGTATACAATAGGAATCTTAATAAATCAATGATTGTTAAAAAGCACCCTAACTACTGTTAAAGTGCTTTTAATAATTATATCCTGCTTTGCGCTTGACTTTATCAAAATTTGCTTTCGTTTCCTCATCTGTCAAGTAGTCTTTTGCGCAAGGCCCATACATTACCTTCTTTGGGTTTTTTAGAACATCTTCCACATCCTTTTTATCTAGATTAGTTATTTCTTCATCAAAGCTTGTCCACTTCAAAAAAGAATCTAAAAGTACTTCTATAATTACTAGCCCACTTGATTTTACTACGCATGCGCAACGCCCATCTTCTAACGTTATCAGTATTCCACCCAGCCCATTGCTGCCTATTAATTCTTTAAATTTCAACACATCTATCACCTTCTATTTTATATGCTTTTATGTTGTGCCCCTTTAACGCTTCAATTAGGCTTTTTTCTGGCACATCCTGAGTAAAGCAAACTTCCTTTACTTCACCAAGTGTTAATTTTCCATGGTATTGGAGTTCTATATATCTTACATCTATCTTATTCACTAGATCCTCTACAGAATTAAATTTATTATTTTTAATCAAATCTGTATATTTATTTATGGCGTTTAATTCAATACATCCAATATTGGCTTTTTCTGCACTACTCGCAATCACCTTTTTATTAACAGCATTCCCAAGACTATTGTTGACAGTCATTGTAACCCTGCCCTTTAAGGCTTTTTTATCAAACCTAAATATTACATCTCCATATTGGTCTGTCCCGCCCCACATTTTATTATGGTCAAAGTCTTTAAGGTAGTCTTTGTTACCTAGATACCCATATTTTTCATAGTCAGACTTTTTTAGTTTTTTGGTATTTGCCCCAAATAATTGAGTTGTAGCCTCTTTTCTGTAGTCCTTACTTACTGTACCACCACTTGTGTTAGTTTCAAATTGATTCTTGAACCTATTATCTGTTACTAAGCTTTCTAAGTTCTTACTCTTTATTCTTATTGAGTATTCTGATGTTCTTACTATATCATCCAGCGTTTTTTCAACAATCTTCTTGTCTGAAGTTGAAATTCTATTCTTTATGTTTGATTCATACCAGTTTTTACTGTGACTTTCAAAGTTACTTAATGTTTTCGGAACATCTTTAATCTTGTCAGTTTCCTTACTATTATTATACTTCATTTCCTGGTATTTATCAAAGCTTTTAGGTATTTTAAGGCCGTCTTTTTTATGCTTATTATATTGCTTCTTATCGTTATACCTGTTATTCCATTTCTTTTCCTCTATCAGATACTTAGGGTCAGACTCAACATACTTCTTGTGCCACTCTTTATAGTTTAATGACTTATCTACCTTAACTTCGTTATTAAACATATCTCTGGCCGTCCTAGTCCCTTCCAAAGCTCCTGTGTATGGTGCAGTGGTACTTCTACATCTAGGGTGCATTGGTGGATAATTTACCCCTGCTTGTGCATCCTTAATGTTAAAAACTTCATGGTCTAAATCTCTGCATATATCAGATGTTCTTAAGTCTAGGGTGGCAACATAGATATACTCATCAACACCCATTTCATTATAGGCTTTTAGTGTGCCAAGGCTACTAAAGTAGGCTTGTTCAGTATGTACTAGCGTAGCGGCTGCCCTTTTTGATACATCCATCTTCTTTGCTACACTCTCTATAGCTTGCGTACAGTCAGCCCCTGATATAGCCATCTTTACTATTTCTTCTTCTAAGGCATCTTTTAGCTTAGCCCTGTTCTTCCATATTCTTTCGCTGAAGTTCTTACCAGACCAGGGCCTTTCAAATTCTTTTACTATTTCCCCTATAGTCAGTTTATGAAAGTCCTTTACCACTGTTTCACCAGTTGCTACACCTATATCAAATATAACCCTATGATAGTTAGTCTGCAGAGACTCTTTCATAAGTGATTCTACCGCTTCGTGTTGGTAGATATATGCCTTATCTATTTGCTTTTGGATGTTAAAGAATGTTTCTTCAAGGTGACTTATCCTTGACCTAGTGGATAAAGTGTTAAGTTCCAGTTGTATCTCTGGGCTGTCTATTAGGTCCATATACTCTTCTAGTCCCATTCTAAAGCTTTTATATTCATCACCTGTTAGAAGCTTAGTAGCAAGGTCATAATCAAGCTCATTATCCTCTGCGTACCTGTAATATAGTACGGATATTTCTTTTTCAATTTCTTTCAAGCAATTATAGAATGCATCATTAATTGTCTTAACTACTTCATCTGCTGACCTAATATCTGCCCGTGACCTCTCAAGGGCCCTTTGAATCCAATAGTTACTCTTCTTCGGCATCAGTATCACCACCTGCATTATCTATATTGGTGAAATCATAACTGCTTGTCATCTCCTCATCCTCTGCCTTTTTCTTTTCTAACTCTTCTTTTGCATTTTCCACAAATGGAAGTTGATTTAGCAAGGTTTCACTGCTTAGATAAGGTGATAGATTCTTGATAGTCTGGGATAACTCATAGATGTTCTGCGGTAAGGTGTTAGCAAACTTGATGTTAATGCTCGTGAAGAGGTCTATGTCCTTTTCTAGGCTTAGGGAATTGCATATAAGTTCTATCCTTCTTTGAAGGCCTTTCTTAAATTTCCTTTCCTTGTTGCTTCTTATCTGCTCCATAGCTAATATCTTATATCTAATTGACACGCCACTTAGATTATTGCCAAAGCTTTCATCCTGCATATCCGGTGTATAAGAAAACTTATGGATATCTCTTCTAACTCTATCCTTGTAATTTTCTACCCATGCGTCATTTATTTCCTTGATTAGCCACTTAGCATCACCATCTTCATCAAGCAGCATTACCCTGTCTCTCTTAAGATCTTCTATTCGGCCTGAGTCTGTTCCAGCCATATTTACAAGTATCAAATATGCATCAGTGAATTGATCCATGTCATTTAATGTGTTTGACTGTGCCTTATTGTAAGCATCTATCAGAGTAATTACCTGCTCAAAGTCCCCCTGCTCTTCCTTGTTGTTCACATATTCAACTACTGGTACATCCTTAAATGTGTGCGGTGTTATTTGCACTAAGCTTAAATCAGAATCCTTGCCCTTATATATCGTACATACTTCTTTGTCATATACTTCTGCATATGTTATCTTATCGTTGCCCTCACCAACATCATAATATCTGATAGCAAATTTAATGCTTGGGGATATTGTCATATCGTAAATGACAAACATTTGATCTGGTCCAAATTCATTAAATCTTATTCGTGCATCTTCATCACGATATAAAAGCTCATAAGCCTTACCTTTTATGCTGCATATCTTGGCAAGTTCTAGATTTTCTTCCTGCTCGTCTGAATAATCAAATATAGCCTGCAAGTCCTCAAGCAGTCCATCTTCTTCTTTGCTTGTATAACTTATGGGCTGACCCACAAAATAACCTACAAGCATATCAGTAATATATTTAGGATATGGATTTACTATTTTGTTATTAGGCTGTCCATCCCTAGATGTATGGTCGAGTATATCGTGCTTACCTTCATAATATTTCTGAAGCTTAATATATCTAATGGACTCTGCCTTATGCTTCTTGATGAACTTCTGTATATCTTCAATACTCAATTCTTCTTTATCTGTCCTATACATATCATCCCCCCCTATAGTCCTAACTTAGCCTTGTTCATAGTCTTAAGCCCCTTTGATTTTCTCCAAGGCTCAATGCCATATCTTAAGGCTGCAATTGCATCATCAAAAAATGGAACTGGATCATCTAGATAAGTGCTTAACTTATCGTCATACTTCCACTTCCACTGTCCTAACTCTTTAATTGTATTCACACATGACGGATGCACATATACCCTTCTTTGTTTTATCCAGTCTATCTGCGTGTTGATATATTTCTTATCTGTTGTCTTTTCTTTCTTGACTCCTTTAACTTTATATCCTGCCTTCTGCCAAGTCTTTTTTCTGTCAGGCTCTGCTGAATCACAATACATTAATATTTTTTTATTGAATTTACCCTCAGCATCTTCAATAATTTCTGATGTATCTTTTTCATAGCAATAGTGTTCATTCAGGATATATAAATCCCCATCTTTGTAGGCTATCGTAAGGATAGCATTAGCATGGTTAAACCCAAAGTCCTGGCCTATACTTAAATATTCATAATCTGATGTATCTTGGCTTATATTCTTTACTTCCCAGTTATTAAATATAAGTCCACCAACTTCTCCCCACTCTCCAAGTCCATATATCCTATATCCATCTGGATCTCGTTCTTTCCTCATCATCATTCTTCTGTGATATGCATCATCTATGAATCGATTTTGCAGGTAGGTAGATTGATGGGTAAACACATCCTCATGTATAATATCAAAATACTTAGCCTTTATCCAGTGTCTAGAGCTTACAGGGTTGAATGTAAAGGTCATCTGATAGAATAGGTTATGATTATCTAGCTGACCCCTTAAACGGTCATCGAGGATGTCTATATCGGCTTCTGTTAGCTCCGTAGCTTCTTCCACCCATATCCACACTAGCTTACCAGTTTTGAAGGTGATTGACTTTACCTTTTCTCGTTGCTTATCGTCCTTCATTCCCCTAAATATTATGGAATTTCCAGTAAGTAAGCATTCTAATTTTAGGGGTGACTGGGTCACCTTCCATACTCTTTCTGCCTGGTCTCCAAACATTTTGTATATAGCACTTTGAAGTTCTGCGAATGTTGAATCTCTGTTTGACTCGTCAACTTTTCTTACTACTAGCAAGTTAGCACCTTTATATCTTATATCTGACAACTTCTTAATATAATCTTGTGCTATGTTAGTAGACTTACCACTACCCGCTGAACCTTTAAGGACCTTATATCTTTTGTGGCATTCGTTGACTGGTTTAAATCCCTTGTTCCACTGTAACTTTACAGTTCTAGATATCTTCTTCCCCATAGTCATCCTCAAATATCAACTCAACATTGCCGGACATATCTACCTTATCGGTCCACATTGAATATCTCTTGCCTAATAATTCTGCTGCCTTTATCCTATCCTTAGCACCAACATCTATATTTGTCTTCTCCTGACCCCATTCTGCACCTCTTGATATAAGTGTCTGCTCTGTATGTTCGCCACGCATTACTGAAGTAAGGTACTCCAGTACCTCTTTTTGGTCGGCTATCTTCTCTGAATCAAGTTTTTCCAGGCGTTCATCTATATATGTTTTAATTCCAACATTTTCCAACAATCTATGGCTTTGTGCTTTCGCATATTTTTCACTGTATCCGGCTAAAATAGCTGCTTCACATTTATTACCACTGATGATATACTCATCAGCAAATTTCTTTTGTTTTAACGTCAACCCATGGTATATCACCTCTCTTTCAATTTATTGTATGAAAAAAGAACCCATTACAGGTTCCTCATAATGATATCTACGGCTATACCTACTATATCTTCTACGTCTTTAATTGTGGCTGTTTTGTAGCTCGTGGCTTTATCCACAAAAGTCTTATCTTCAGGGTACATTAAAATTAATTCTTTAAGTCTCTTTTCTATACCCCCAGTTAATTTTATATATTCGTCATCTTTCCAAACACATTCCACTAACGCTTGTCTTTCCATGTTATACCTCCTAATGCAAATCATATCTACTTTAACTATACCAAATAAAAACAATTCCATCAATATGCTATTGTTAAATTCTTAAAATAATTAAATAAAAAAGACACCCTAAGATGCCTTTTTCAAAATATATAAGTTAAGGAGGTTCTCGTAACTTCCTAATTTAGTGGTGGAAGTAAGATATCCTTTATTCTTCCACAATATCATTGTATCATACTTTCATGTGCGAAAGTGTGCGGACTTTTAAGAATTACACTTTCTAAATGATTCTAGTGCATTTCCATGTAATTCAAATAATCTTCTTTTACTGTACCCCATTTCTTCTGCCATCTTGTCCCACTCCATACACAAGATATACCTATTAAATAGCAGTGATTGATATATTTCTGAATATTTACTATCGGCTATCTTATATATCTTATCTGATATCTCCACCTTTAACCTTAGTTTATTTATAAGCATATCGTACAATTTCGACTTGTTATCTACTATCATGCACATTATACTCTCTGCGGATGCTCTTCCACTGGTCTGCACTCGTTCTTCATAATTAATAGCTCCACCTTCAGCAAGTGCGTTTAATTCCTCTATCTCCATTTCTAATGCCTTTATACTTAGATCTATCTTATACACTTGCTTCAGGTATTCTTTTGCATCTAGTTCCATGCTATCACCTATGCCCTATCTATACTACTTAGTTTAATATGCCTGCATACTGGTTGACCTGTTTCATTATCTTTTATGTGGATCAAGTTTCTGTTTCTTGGCAGTGTTTCAACAAATCCATATTTGGTTCTGAAATATATACTGTATTCATTCATATAAAGATATTTA